TGACCAAATCTCATTTGGATCAATTAAAGATTCATCTGTTTTGACAGGACACTCTTCAACATACATTGGTGCTGTACCAGGATTATTTGCCACCATATTGTTAAAATCAAAAAGATTAGACATGGTTGTTCTCTTGGATGAAATTGATAAGATACCAGATACACCAGAGGGTAAATCAATATCTGCTGTTCTTTTACATGTTTTAGATAGAACTCAAAATTCAAGATTCAGAGATATGTATATGCCAGAAGTTCCTCTTGATCTGTCAAAAATTATTTTCATGTTGGCTGCTAATTCACTAGATGATATTGATCCAGTGGTTAGAGACAGAATGACAATCATTAAGATTGATGGATACAATTTATCTGAAAAAGCTGATATTGTTGAAACACATATGTATCCCCGAATTAGTGGTGAACTTGGATTTTCTGCTAAGGATTTGGTAATTACAAGACCCATCATTGAGTATGTAATTGGAAAAACTAAGGACCAGGCAGGTATGAGAGAAGTTGAGAGAGCATTTTATCAATTGTGTGAGAGACTTTCCTTATTGAAACATTCAAAAGGAATCAATCTAAGTTATAAAATGGCAAATATAAAATTTCCATTAAAGGTCACCACTGATATTGTTGATAAATTGGTTGATTAAAAAATTGTTATTCTCATTATCCATTTTGTCTCACCAAACAAAATGGATAAAAAAATTGTTATTCTCATTATCCATTTTGTCCCACCAAACAAAATGGATAAAAAAATTGTTATTCTCAGTTTTCCACTTCGCCAACTATTTTTTTATTTATTTTGTCCTGCCAAACAAAATGAATAAAAAAATTGATTAAATAACTTTTACAGATTAAAGTTCTATATTGTAAACAGACAAAGCCAAATGAGATCAACACTATATAAAACTGAACCACGTGCCAAGAGACCCAGATATGAAATCTCTAATACATCAGAGCATGACCACAAAAATCATGATAGTGATGATGAAGAGCATGAAGAAAACCCTGCGGTTGCACTTATGAAAGAAAGAGAGACTGTTAGTATGGAAGACAATCATATTTATTTTCGTACAGAGGTCTGTGAAAAATCAATTGGAAAATTAATTAGAATCATTCACCAAATAAACAGAGATTTTGCAACATTAAAATCATCTATGCCTATTGCAAAAATTGAATGCGTTCCGGTATTTTTGCATATCACAAGCACGGGGGGCAATTGTATGATGGGATATTTAGCAGCAGATATTATTAAAACATCTCAAGTGCCTATTTATACGATTATTGAAGGTTATGCATTCAGTGCTGCAACACATTTTAGTGTTGTGGGACAAAGGAGATTTATAACTGAGAATTCTGTCATGTTAATTCATCAATTAAGTACATATGGTGGCGGTGGAACATATGAGAAGGTTAAAGATGAAGCACAAAATAATGATTTATTGATGGTTCGCATGAAGAAATTATATTTGGGACACACTAATGGTAAAATGAAAAAAGTAGAATTAGATAAGTTATTGTCAAAAGACATATTTTTGGATGCAAATGAATGTGTTCGATTGGGATTAGTTGATGAGATTTATACAGGTGAACATAATATCAAAGCCTAATTGCAATTTTTTTTTATAAAGCAATGAAATAACTTAAGTAAATAAGTCAATATTCAATCATTGAATAAATGCCTGACTATTATGATATTTTGGATGTTCCAAGAACTGCCACAGTTGCACAAATTAAAAAAAAATATAAAGAACTTGTTAAAATATGGCATCCAGATAAACATCAAGGATCATCAAAAAGACAAAAGGAGGATGCAGAATTTAAGTTCAAACAAATTATGGAAGCATATGAAGTTTTATCAGATCCACAAAAGAAAGAAGATTATGATTTGGGTGAGGATATTGATGATGATGATCAATCCGTCGAATCCTCTATACCTGAATTTGAATTCTCACCTGATTTTGATGTATTTGAACTTGATTCTGAAATTGATAAAGATTACATGACTGAAATGCTTAAAACTATTCATGATAGCATAATGGAAAATGAAAAGATCATGAACTCGTATAAATTAAATGGTGTTGATTCTGATGGGGATGATTCTGAAAGTTCCATGGTGCGATTTAAAAAAGATTTACAGTTGAGACTTGATGAACATGAACATAATCAAAAAAAGAAGAAAAAGAATAAGACAAAGAAGGGTAGTAATATAAATATGAAAATTAAAATGTCACTTGATGAAATGTATAATGGATGCAATAAACAAGTCAGATATGTGAGATATGCGAAGGATAGAAAAAATGATAGACCAATTGTTAAGTTAAAACGATTATCCAAACTAAGACCTCATGAAGAACAACACTTAACAAGTGTTATTGAATTGGTAAATGTTGAAGTTAAACCAAGATCAAAACCAGGTGACAATATTTATATTAAAGGTATGGGCAATGATTCTAATGATTTTGGTAAGATAACACAAGAACCAGGTGATTTAGTTATTAAGTTAGTAGCAGAACCTCATGAAATATTCAAACAAGAAGGGTTTAATTTATCAATGAATATGAAAATATCACATAGGGAAGCACTAGAGGGGTTTACTAGACGTGTGGTTGGAATAGGGGGGAGACCTTTTAATATCAAAGTAGAAAAAATAAGAATGAGTAATGATTTGCATGTTGTAAAGGGAAAAGGATTGTGGATATCTGGTGATGTTTATGGTGATTTAATTATAAAATTTATAATAGATCTTGAAAGTAAGGAAATTTCAAAAGATAATTTAATTAATGGTAAAACTCAGTATGTATCAGATGCAGATTATTATGGCAAGGATGAATCTGAATCATCCGATTCAGATGATTCCATAGTTTTCAAAAAACAATCACCAAAAAAGTCAGGTCGACCCAAGAAAGTCACAAAATCTAAAAATAAAAAGTAATTTTATAATGTTTTCTATCGTTATTTTATGATGATAAAAAACATAAAGACATTTATTGATTACAACATATAATGCAAACAATTAAACATGGAAATTGGACATTTGATTATGTTCCTGGTAAATGTGTCTATTCAATGACAGCAGAGTCTGCAGAAAATTGTCATTTTGTGTTGGATGAATCACTATACACAACAAATACAAAACTAGCAGCCTTCAGAAAAGCTGGACTAATTCATAAACTGGTTAGAAATAATGCCAGATCATTATTGCAGGCTGGACAAACATTTGAAAATACTGTCAAAGGTATTGAGGAATACATAATGAAAATGTGTCAGGTTAAAACAGAATTAAACAGGGCTGTTAATATTGCTTTTCCAATTGGTCTAAGTGTGAATGAAATTGCTGCACATGATACAGCAATGATTGATGACAAAAGATTATTATATAATGGAGATGTTGTAAAATGTGATATAGGTATTCAAATTGATGGCTACATTGTTGATAGTGCATTTACACATATTGTTGGTGAGTCACTTGATACTATTAAATCAAATCCCAAATATCCATTACTAGAAGCAACTGCTGATGCAACATATACTGGATTATGTATGTCCGGTGTTGATGCCAGATTATATGAAATCAGTCAAGAAATAAAAGAGGTGATAGAATCATATGAATTACTGGATTCAGAAATTAAAGCAGTCAATGGATTAGGTGGACATGATATTAAATATTATGAAGTTCACGGAGATAAGCTAATATTATCAGTTCCACATAAATCACAAAAAGATTTAAAAATGGAAGAAGGTGAAGTATATGCCATAGAAACATATGCTAGTTCTGGATCCGGTATGTTAATACAAAAACAATTTGAAAAGTGTAATCACTTTGGTATTAATCATGGACCGACAAAAGTAAAAAAACCATCAAAAAATGTGGTGGTTGATTGGGCTTACAAAAATAGACATGATTTACCTTTTACACAAAGATGGTGTAATGATGATAAAATAACAAATATTCAAAAACACATATTAAAGGGTGTTAATGAAGGAACCATCACAGCATTTCCACCTTTATTTGATCCAAAAGAAGGATCATTAACATCACAACTAGAACACACCCTACATATAAAAGATACTGGAATTGAGATATTTTCATTGGGTACAGATTTTTAATTTTTATCAATATATTTTAATAATGAATATATTGAGTCAACAAGAATCAGGCATATCACTGGTAAAATTGTTATTGATTTATTATTTGATCAACATATCAACTAATTCTCCCCTTTTGTCAAAAAGATTGACAGAACTTATTGATGAAAATAGATTAATAAAACATTTGGTGGGATTTATAACGATTATTGTATTAATAACACTGTTACAAACTGGAAATATTAGTAATTCTGAAATATTTATCTATGCATTCTTGTGTTATTCATGGTTCATTTTGGCCACTAAATTAAATATACATCTCAATTTGATTCTTGTATTATGTTTATTGATGGGTTATATGTATGAAAATATGATTAAGAATAAAGATATTGATGTACTTGTTGACAAAGTATTGACCGAAGATGAAAAAACAAAAATTATTCATTCTGGTGAGACCAACAAAAAATATGTCATGTGGGGGCTAGTGGGATTGACTGCAGTGGGTGTTTATTTTTATTCTGAACATAAAGAAGTACAATATGGGGGCGGGTATAATTTAGTCACCTTTTTGCTGTATTAATGCAAAAAAAATTGATTTTTTTATTTATCTGTACACCCTGTTTTAAAAACTAAACCATTCGTCCATACTATGGCATACGCTTCTTCAGGGAATCGGCTCCCATATTATGTCTTGTGTCGTTGTGGTATGCCTGGAACCACATGTCAAACCACACAACACAATTGCTCGTGTTACATAAGTGCGACTACATGTCTAGCAACTGCGTACCACAAATGCTCATGTGTTGCGAGTGCAATTACGTGTCGAGGTTCACTACATATATGCTCGTGCAGCATAGACAAATCTACATGTCGATTCTCGCACAGTTGTTCATGTTGTGTAGACCCGTCCACATGTTTGGCTTCAGCCAAATCGCATCTTTGTATCTGTGATTTGAGTCCATCTACGTGTCACAGTGTATTACATCGTTGTTCGTGTCATACGAATTCATCTACATGTATGGCCACATCACATCGTTGTTCGTGTCATACGAATTCATCTACATGTATGGCCACATCACATCGTTGTTCGTGTCATACGAATTCATCTACATGTATGGCTACATCACATTGTTGTTTGTGTCATACGAATTCATCTACATGTATGGCTACAGCTCATCGTTGTTCATGTCATAGGGATTCGTCTACATGTATGACTACAGCTCATTGCACCACCGTTGTATAGCTGTAAGTATTTTTGTTTATTTTTAATAAAGTTGAAATTTTATATTGACTGTGTATGTCACAGTGTCAATCTTCAATTATTTCACAACCATGGCAACTGTTCCATCGTGTGATTGTTCAGAGATTATGCATGTTTCCGCCGTAAAAGATGAATCATATCCACAACATTGCATATGTTTTTATAACATGTCACTGTGTCACAGTGACACGCATAGATGTTTTTGTCTGGAAGACAGCTCAACATGTCGAGCTAGTGAGCATGTGTGTTTGTGTAAGCACGGCGCCGATACTACTTTGTGTCGAGCCACAAAGCACCCTTGTGTATGTGCCTATTCGATTGGTAATACACTGTGTCTGTCTAGCATACATAAATGCATATGCGGATTTTACAATATGGAGTTGTGTCGAGCTGCAAAGCACCATTGTGTATGCAATTATTTGCGTGATAATGCGTTATGCCGGTCTGGTATGCACGCATGTATATGCAAACATGGCAATCCGAGAGCGTGTCGATCTGCCGAATTGCATTGTTGCATCTGCAAACACGCTAATTTTGCATCATGTCGAACCGCCAAGCATGATTGTGTATGCGCACATGGTTATGCAGCACGATGTGTAGCATTGCAGCATTTGTGCAGATGCAGAATTAGTACAGATCTATGCAGGGCATCACCAGAATATCATGTGTGTACGTGCAACATCAGTGTAAAATTGTGTCGAGGTGATTCTTCAGTATTACACCTTTGCACATGTATTACCAATGTTACAACATGTCGACACTGTTCTACCGGGCGTTCACGCTGTTGTATTCAGTAAATATCACATTTGTTTATTTTGATTTGACAAGATGACTTGGTGAAAATTTGAATATATTTATAGACTGTATATCTCATCATAAAAGAAAATAACTACTTCACAATGAAGACTTCGTCATCTTGTGATTATTCGGGGATTCGTTCTCCATTTTCCGTCACCTACATCTGCACGTGCAGTACCAATGTGGCTTTGTGCCGAGCTACTTCACATCGTCACGCCTGCACGTGCTGGGTCAACAGTAGCATGTGCAGGGCCCCACATCATTACTGCTTGTGTCACAACAACATGACTTTGTGCCGAGTCGATACCTACCACTTGTGCACATGTTCAGACAACCGTGCCATGTGCAAGGGCATCTATCATGACTGCTCGTGTCGCACTGATGCAACCTTGTGCCGAGCTAGTTCACATCGTCACATTTGCACATGTTCAGACAACCGTGACATGTGCAAGAGCACCAATCATTACTGCTTGTGTCGAGACAACAGTAACATGTGCCGAGCAGATACCAACCACTTGTGCACATGTTCAGACAACTGTGATATGTGCAAAAGCACCGATCATTACTGCTCGTGCTCCATTGACACAACTGGGTGCCGAGCAACAGTGCATGCAAATGGCACCCAGTATCCTGCGCAACGATTTCAGATCGGCATTGATCCACACGCATTGGAGGTCGGTCGCCCCCTGATGCCAGGGGGCATCTACTTTGGGTCGGAACTTGCTATATTCGCAGCCCTGACAAG